AATTGCAGGGATTTAAAAACCAACAGGAGGGTAAAGTTGACACCTAGAGAAGCAGCACAGATAGAGGCAGAAAAAACTTTTGACTTGTTTATTCTGTGGTCTAAGAGGGCTTTCATTTACAGCACTATATTTTTGATGGTGGTTGTATTTGGTTGTAATAGTGGTGTTGAAACAGGGCCAGATAAGTCAGGCTCTCAATATAATGGTGAAGCATACTCACCAATGAACTTAAATATAAAGGATAAAAAATGAGTAACAAATTAAAGGTTGTGCCTTTGAGCATTGTTAGTGTCTTTGATTTATTTAAAGAGGCATGGGACAGTGTGATGACTATACAGAATTCTCCGTTACGTCACATTCAAAGGCTTGATCCAATGGCTGCACATGCAGTCTTTCAAATACTGGCATACATGTGGAGTGCAATCTTTGCATTGTGGATAGGTAACATGTTCTGGTTTGCAATCAGTGGGATGGGCCACTCTCTACTAATCGGAGGTATATTTATTACCGCAATGGTTTACAAAGAGGCTGAGAAAAAATCTAAAATAGATCCTACCGATAATGTAACCAGTAGTAGGATGTTTGGAGGTGAGCATGAATAAGATTTTAAACATGATACCTGAGTTCTGTTTATCTCATTGGTTGCTAAGGATACCTTTGGCCATTGTATTTATACAACAAGGTTTGTCTAAGTTGCCTATAAGTATTGATGATGCTGAGGCATTTGAACTACCATATATAGTGTGGTGGTTTGCAGCTTATGGTGAGCTTGGTGCAGGTATAGGATTAATAATAGGTGGGTTGATATCTTTTACTTATTTACATCTAGATCACCCTTGGGTAGAGGATATCGTTACAAGGTTTAGTGGTTTAGTTATCTGCTGCATAATGACAGGTGTGATATGGGTGGGTGAACCTGATAGTCTGTTAGATGTTTTACTGTACGATAACTTACATGTATTACTATGGGTTGGTGGTTTGTTCTTCGCACTTAGGGGTAGAAAGGTATGATGAGAAGAATTAAATTAGTGGAGTGTGACAAGTGTAAAAAACCCTTTGATACAAGTAAACATACATCTTGTCCTAGTTGTAAGGAGAAAAATAAATGATTATGGTAACAATGATGGATTATATGGGCAGTGATGTTACTGTCGTTAACTCTGCCAGAGTCAGCTTTGGTAAAAAAATTCCACGGGGTAGGATTTATTTAACAGAGAAAGATGAAAATCTAATTAAATATTTAGCAAAACATAAACACATGTCACCCTTTGGTCACTGTTTTGCTACCTTTCATGTCAAAGCTCCCATCTTTGTAGCTAGACAGTTAGTCAAGCACAAGTTCTTACGCTGGAATGAAATCAGTCGTAGGTATGTAGATGAAGAGCCTGAGTTTTATGAGCCTAAGACATGGCGAGGACGTTCTAAAGATAAGAAGCAAGGAAGTGATGGTGTTGTATACCCCAAAGCAGAGACAGACTTCATTGGTTATACCTCTCTCAGAGTCTATAAAGAACTTCTTGAAGAGGGAGTAGCACCAGAGCAAGCACGTATGGTACTGCCCCAAAATACTATGACTGAGTGGTACTGGTCAGGTAGTCTTGATGCCTTTGCTGATATGTGTAACCTACGTTGTGCCAGTGATACACAATATGAAACACGATTAGTTGCTAGAAGTATTGGAGATCAAATGAAAAGATTATTTCCTGTGTCATGGCCAGAGCTTGTAAAAGTTAATGGTTATCAAAAAGAAAAACTAGAAGATATTAACAAGTGGGAAGATGCAAACCCTGTAAATCAAGCATGGTATGATGGAGATGGGGGAGAGTTGTTTGAATAAACTATGGCACTATGTAAAAGGAGAACATGATGAATAAAGAATTTAACTTTGGAACAGAGCCTTATAAACTAAGACGTTCTAATAGTATCATTACAAGTGTAGAATCTTCAGAAGCAGTAGATACAACAAAACTTGAGCAGCTTGTATATGATACTATAAAAAGCTTTGGTAGTAGTGGTTGTATAGCGGATGATATACTAGCCTTACATCCTTTTTATCCTTACAGTTCCATAACTGCTAGATTCTCAGCACTAGAGAGGAAAGGTTACATAGTAAGACTTGGCGATAAAAGGAAAGGTAAATCTGGCAGGAACCAATCTGTTATGACAATAGTGGAAAAGAATGATGAATAAAGATGAAGTAGAAGGTAGAAAATGAAATATACATTAGATACCCCAATAAAAAAGATACGTCCCATGACTAAAGAAGAAAGACAGAGGGCTAAAGAAAGAGAGGCTTGTAATACTGTTGGATTTAATCTATGTGTAAGTTGTGGATGTCCTACACCCAATACGTGGTGTGAGTTTTGTTTGGAGGAAGAGTGACTATGGCAGAAGGTGATACACCACACTTAGCTTGTCCCTTTGAAGATTGTGGGTCAAGTGATGCATTTAATTGGAACGATGATGGCTATGGCTACTGTCACAGTTGTGGTAACTCTTACCCAAGTAAAGAGCCTACCTTCGATTGGGCAGCAGAACAATACCCAGTAAAAAGGAGAGTTAATATAATGGATGTACCTATTAAGAGTATGACGTATGAAGATATACGTGGTATTAAACCTGAGGTTTGTCAGTTGTATCAGATACAGCTACAGTTGGGAGAGGGTGGTAAGCCTGTCAGATACGCATACAAATACCCACATACCACTAAGTATAGATCCTATGATGATAAGAAAAAGACTTGGCAAAAAGATGTGGGTGCAGGTATGGCTCACTTGTTTGGCCCAGAATTTAATTCAGGCACTAGCCAACGGTTGTATCTTACAGAGGGTGAGTTTGATGCAGCCAGTTTATATCAGATACTAGGTGAAAAGTTTCCGGTTAAATCTATACCAAGTGCTGCAATCAGTAATAAATTCTTGCAACAAAACCTAGACTATCTTAACTCATTTCCTATGGTGATCTATGCAGGTGAGTTAGATGCAGCAGGTAGATCAGCAGCAGATAAACTTTACTCTGTTATTCCTGAGAAGTTTTTCTACGTCCCTATGACAAAGCACAAAGATGCTAATGATTTCTTAACTGCAGGGGATGGTGAAGAGTTGATGTGGGCTGCACGTAAACCACAGAAATATTCACCTGATAACTTTTTTATATCTGATGAAGATGTAGATGTAGCAATACGTACAGAGAACCCTTACTCTTATGTGCCTACTGGTCACAGTGGTATTGATGATAAGATACGTGGATTAGTTAAGGGTGGCCTTACGTTTATCAAAGCACCCCGTGGCACTGGCAAGACTGAGGTAATAAGGTACTTTGAAAATGGATTGCTTCGTACACCTGAGACACGTATAGCTCTTTTGCACATGGAAGAAATGAAATCTACCACCTATCGTGCGATGGCAACTTATCATCTAGGCTGCAATGTACGCACTAATCTTGATGCCCATAACAATAACATAAGTCTTGATCAGGTGGTAGAGGCTGCACAGATAGCTGCTGACACAGAAAATAATCGTACAATAATCTTTGAGATGAGGAGCCATGATGACCCGCTTAAACTTCTTGATCACACTAGGACTGCTGCTACTGTCTTTGGTGCTGACTATATATTCGTAGACCATGTACAACGTCTTGCATATCTATCTAGCACAGGTGTTGATGGTGCTACCAGTACGCTGACTACACTAGGCTCACGTATGGCACAGTTAGCCAAGGAGTTAGATATTGGTGTGATCTTTATATCACAGGTTAATGATGATGGTAGAACAAAGTATGCTGCGTCCCTTGAAGAAGAAGCAATCATATGCTTAAAGATAGACAGAGATGTTGAATCAGAGGATGAGATAATTCAGAATACAACTAACTTTATGGTTGACAAGAACAGACCGTTTGCTAAATTAGGGCATGCAGGGTCACTATACTATGATCCTATCACCACTATCCTGACTGAGGATGCACCGTATAGACAGAAAGGAGATATAGCTGCATGATATTATTTGATATTGAGACTGATGGTTTACTAGAGGATGTGACAAAGATACACTGTTTATCATACACTCGTGATGGATCAGAGGTTAAGACTACTAATGACTATGACTACATGCGTAGGATACTACGTAGGGAAGATGGTTTAATTGGTCACAATATTATCCGCTATGACATACCAGTTCTTGAGAAGATACTTGGTATCAAGATCAAGGCTCAACTGTTTGACACTCTACCTATGTCATGGGTAATAAACTTTGACAGGTCACGTCATGGTCTTGAATACTTTGGTGATGACTATGGTATACCTAAGCCAGAGATTAATGACTGGAGAAACCTAACACTAGAGGAATACACACATCGTTGTGAACAGGATGTAAAAATAAACTGGATCTTGTGGCAAGATTTACTGAAGAAGTTTATGTTCCTCTACAAAGATAACAAGGTAGAGTTGGATAGGTTCTTTCGTTATCTGTCGTTCAAGATGGACTGTGCCAGAGAAGCAGAGATGCAAGGTTGGAAGTTAGATGTTGCTAAAGCTAACAGTTGCATCTCACAACTTAAATCATTGCAGGAACAAAAAATAGAAGAGCTTATTGATGTTATGCCTATGCGTAAGGTTATGTCTGAGAAGTCTAAGCCTAAAGTTATGCACAAGAAAGATGGTTCATTATCATCTCATGGTAAGCGTTGGTTAGATCTTTTATCTGATAATGATTTACCTAAAAACTTCGAGGGTGTTGTGTCTGTGGTTAAGGGTGTTGAACCTGCTAATCCTAGTTCACCTGAGCAGGTAAAGAACTGGCTGTTCTCTCTTGGTTGGGAGCCATGTTACTATAAGTTTGATGGTGATAGGGGTATACCACAAGTAAGAAAGAATGGGGAGCTTACACCTTCTGTATTACTTCTTGCAGAGAAAGAACCAGTTGTTAAAGTTCTTGAGGGCTTAACCGTAATACAACATAGGTTAAGTATCTTTGAGGCTTTTATAGAATGTGAACGTGATGGGTATGTCAAGGCAGAGATCAGTGGTCTTACCAATACACTACGCTTCAAACACAACAAACCTTTGGTCAACTTGCCAGGAGTAGATAAACCTTGGGGTAAAGAAATACGTGGTTGTCTTGTTGCACCTCAAGGTTATTTATTATGTGGTGCTGATATGACTTCACTAGAGGATACTTGCAAGCGCCACTACATGCATCCTTACGATCCAGATTATGTTGCAGAAATGTCACGACCAGGATTTGATCCACATTTAGACTTGGCAAAGCACGCAGGTTATGCTAACGAGGAGCAGATAGAAAAGTATAATAGGGGTGAGATGCCTGAGCTAAAAGAGTTACGTAAAAACTTTAAGGTAGTTAACTACTCTGCTACTTATGGTATTGGTGCTAGTAAACTATCAAGAGAAACAGGTATGTCTCAGGCAGATGCACAAACTCTCTTAGACGCATACTGGGATCGTAACTGGTCAGTCAAACAGTTCGCAGAAGACCAAAAGATTAGATCTATTGGTGGTGATATGTGGGTACAAAATCCAGTTAGCAAGTTCTGGCATAGCCTACGATATGAAAAGGATGCTTTCTCTACTATTAACCAAAGCACAGGCGCATACTGTTTTGATAAATGGGTTGCTTATTATCGTGGTGCTAGACCCAATATCGTAGGGCAGTTTCATGATGAATCAATCAACGTAATCAGAAAAGGAGAGGAGAATATACATACAAATTATCTTCAGTCAGCTATTGACAAACTAAACAAAAATCTTAAATTAAATGTTACATTAGGTATTGACATACAATACGGTAACAACTACAGTGAGATACACTAAGAAGGAGAACTAAATGGCTAAACCAAGAAAAGTAACTGTAAGCGGAATTGCAGAATGGGCAAAAGTATTCCCACAGAATCGTGACATGGAAGGTTATGGTGGTAGATATCGACAGTGGGATGGCTGCTGTACTATTGATCTTATTTTAGATGATGATAGTATAGAGAGGCTTATGGCTGCTGGATGTAGTAAGAAACCTAAACCTGATCTAGAGGGAAGAGGCCAACGAATTAAATTTGAGCGTAGGTATGACACTGGAAATGAGTGGTCATCTGGTCCACCAGTTGTTACAAAATTAGATGGTAGCCCTTGGTCACTAGAGGATGATGGTCTAATTGGTAACGGATCTATGGTTGAAGTAGATATAACCATTTATGACACTCAGTATGACGTATCAGGTCAACGCTTAGATAGGGTGATGGTAACAGACCATGTGCAATATAACATCACTCCACAGGCCACACAGAAGCCTGAACTAAAAACAGTATCAGCCACTCAAGAACAAGTACTGTTTTAAACTGAAGGGGTGGGTGTCCTCCGCATCGTACTTCCATAACACTCACCCCTCATTTTTTGGAGATAACATGAAAACAATAGACACACTTGTAGATGATATGTATACTGTCATAGAAGGTAAAGGTCTTTGGTCTAATATCTTAGCTAAAAATATGGGAGATAATATATCTGCCTTATCTACCAAGAGATTCTCACATCCACCTGAGCCTAGAAGCTATCTTGGTTTGTCTGCTTTAGGTACACCCTGTAAACGTAAACTTTGGTTTAAGGTTAATTGCAAAGATAAAGGAGAACCATTACGTGCTAACACCTTGTTTAAATTTTTCTATGGGGATGTCATAGAAGAGTTAGCCCTAACAATAGCAAAACAGACAGGACACTCTGTTGTAGGTGAGCAAGATAGATTAGATGTTCATGGCATCAAAGGACATAGAGATGCAGTGATTGATGGTATGACTATTGATGTAAAGTCTTGTAGTCCTAACGCATTCAAAAAGTTTAAGGAAGGGACTCTGAGAGATGATGATCCGTTTGGTTATATATCACAACTATCATCTTACGTGTATGCAGGAAAAGATGATGATCTAGTTACTAACAAAACTCATGGTGGTTTTCTTGCAATAGATAAAGTTAACGGCAGTATTTGCTTAGATGTACATGACTTTACAGAGGAGTTAAAAAACAAAAAGAAAGAAGTAGAGCATATAAAATCTATGATCAAGGGTAAGATACCTGAAGATAGGATACCACCTGTAGCTCAGAGCAAGACCAGTCCCAATATGAAGTTGTCTATGCCGTGTAGTTATTGTGACTTTAAGAAAAGGTGTTGGCCCAATCTCAGAACTTTTATTTATAAGACTGGCCCTGTGTTCTTAACTCATGTAGAATATGAGCCTAACGTGCCAGAAATAAAAGATGACTCGTAGTGGTAAAGCAAAAGGTAGGCTTGGTCAAAACGAGATAAGAGATAAGTTGCTTGAAACATTTCCTGAGTTTGAACCAGATGATATCAAGGGGTGCATAATGGGTGATACTGGCGAAGATATACAATTCTCACCTGCTGCTAGAAAAAAACTACCTTTATCAATAGAAGTAAAAAGAAGAAAGTCAGGGATGCAAACAGCGTACAAATATATAGAACAAGCGTCCTCTCATGGTAAAGGAGAACCAGTTGTTTGTTATAGATCAGATCGTAAACCTTGGATAGTGATGATAGGATTAGATCACTACACTAAACTATTAAGGAGTTGGAATGACAATAAAAGTATGGGGAATACTAGAAGGCCCAGTAAGTCTAGACGAAGATGATGAAGATATAGATTCACTACTAAACGCACCTGATGGTATGGGTTGGTATATGGTCTGCAAAACAGAGATAGACGGAATGATACAACCCGCTAATTTTTGGTTTGAGACTATGGATGATGCATACGAATGGCAGAAATATTTTGCCAGATCTATTGAACCTTTAGTGGTTGATGATAAATACAAGGAACACATGACATGAAAACAGCAGTAGTATTTACCTGTGCTCACGCAGATCCATCAGTATCTAATGATAGATTTAATTGGCTAGGTGATCTGCTCTATGATATAAGACCTGACTATGTTGTAGACTTAGGAGATGGTGCAGACTTAAAATCACTAAATAGTTATGATACAAGATATCCTAAAGCTATTGTAGCACAAAGCTATGAGGCAGATATCCAATGTTACAATGACTCACAAGAAAGAATAAGACGTAAGTTTAGGCAAATGAAAAAGAAACGTCCTGCTTTCTTTGGCTTAGAAGGTAATCATGAAAACAGGATTAAGAAAGCCATAGCTAATGACCCAAGGCTAGAAGGTAGTAAATTTGGTCTATCTTTTAGTCATTTAAATACGGATGTATGGTTTGATGAATACCACGAATATAATAACTCAGCCCCCTCCATCGCTGATTACGATGGTGTCTCGTATGCTCACTACATTGCTAGTGGTAATTATGGTACAGCTTTGTCTGGTATACACCATGCTTATGGGCTTATCCAAAAACGCCATTGCAGTACTACTGTTGGTCACAGTCATAAGCGTAGTATGTTTTTTAAGGATGATGCTCACCCTAATCCGACTATCGGCTTGGTCGCAGGGTGCTTCAAAGGGGCGCAAGAAGGTTGGGCTGGGCAGTCAAACTTGGAATGGTGGAAGGGAGTTATTATTAAAAGAAATATCCAAAACGGGTATTATGAACCAGAGTTTGTCTCGTTGGGAAGATTACGAGATATCTATGGCAAGTGATGAACTTGTAAAAAATCTAAGATTCAAAGAGGGAAGACTTGACTAATGATAAAAAGGGAGTATAACTTAGGTTTTCCCTACGAGGTAACTCTAACTATTTTTGTAGATAGAGATGCAAATTTCCTAGAAGTAGAGGGAAACAACTGCCAAGTCATAGGTGAGCTAGTACAAGACGCACTCTATGATATTGATGATATAACAGTAACCAAATGTGAGGTAATAGAAAATGACTAAACTAACAATTGATGATGTCGAATATGACACTTCTGATTTTTCAGAGGAGCAAAACTCTTGGGTAATGGAGTTGCAATATAACACCAATATCCAACAACAATTAAATTATCAACTTAGTTCTGTAAAAACTAGGGGAGAGATAATTGTTAATCGTTTGAGAGGATCTCTTGATAAAGGAGAAGATAGTGCTGACTCGTGAAGAGATAGAAAACTGGGATAAAGATAACTTACCTATGGTAGATAGTAGAACAGGAAAAGCTATGAATAATTATTTACCCACAGAATACCAAGCCTTTATACATAAATCAAGATATGCACGTTGGCTTGATAAAGAGAAGCGAAGAGAAGAGTGGTCTGAGACAGTTGAGAGGTATATGGATAATGTCATCAGACCAGTAATAGGTGATGATAGTTACGTAAATCAAATACGTGATGCTATACTTGGACTAGAGGTTATGCCTTCTATGAGGGCTATGATGACTGCAGGTCCAGCTTTAAACAGGGATAATACTGCAGGTTATAACTGTAGCTATCTACCAGTAGATGACCCCAAGTCTTTTGATGAGGCTATGTTCATCCTCTTGTGTGGTACTGGCGTTGGGTTCTCCGTTGAGAGACAGTTCATCAGCAAGCTCCCCGAAGTACCAACACTCTTCGATAGTGAAACTACCATCGTCGTTAGAGACAGTAAAGAAGGTTGGGCAAAAGCGTTCAGACAATTAATAGCACTCCTCTATAGTGGTGAGATCCCAAAGTGGGACATTAGTTTAGTTCGTCCTGCAGGAGCTAGGTTAAAGACCTTTGGTGGTAGAGCCTCTGGTCCTGGCCCCCTAGTAGATCTATTTAACTTTACCGTACATACATTTAAAGAGGCACAAGGTTACAAGCTATCAAGCATACAGTGCCACGATATTATGTGTAAGATTGGTGAGGTCATAGTTATGGGAGGTGTACGTAGGTCAGCAATGATTAGTCTATCTAACTTATCTGATGATCGTATGCGTCATGCTAAGTCTGGTGCTTGGTGGGAGAATGACCCTCACAGAGCACTAGCTAATAACTCTGTAGCCTATACAGAAAAGCCAGATGCCATATCATTTATGCGTGAGTGGACTTCTCTGGTAGAGTCTGGGAGTGGAGAACGTGGTATATTCAATCGTGAAGCAGCTAAGAAACAAGTTAGTAAATATAATAGGCGTGATCCTGACTGGGACTTTGGGACTAATCCGTGTTCTGAGATTATACTTAGGCCGTATCAGTTCTGTAATCTTACGGAAGTTGTTGTTAGGTCTACGGATACTATTGACGATCTTGAGCGAAAGGTACGTATTGCAACAATTTTGGGAACAGTTCAATCCACCTACACCAAGTTCCCATACTTGCGAAAAGTGTGGCAGCGTAACACCGAAGAAGAGAGACTGTTGGGTGTGTCACTCACGGGGATAATGGATAACAAGCTACTGACAAGAAGGAACAAAGGTCTTGATAAAACACTTGAACATCTACGTGAAATTGCTGTTAATTCTAATGCTATGTGGGCTGATCGCTTGGATATTCCCCAGTCAACAGCTATTACCTGTGTCAAACCCAGTGGAACAGTATCCCAATTAGTTGACAGTGCCTCTGGGATACACCCACGCTATGCACATCATTATATTAGAACCATTAGAGGAGATAATAAAGACCCCCTTACCACCTTTATGAAAGATCAAGGTATACCAAGTGAACCTGATGTAATGAAGCCAGAGCATACAACTGTATTTAGTTTTCCAATCAAAGCCCCTGATGGTGCAACAGTTACAAAAGACCTTACAGCCATTGAACAACTAGAAACTTGGCTTATATATCAAAGACATTGGTGTTGTCACAAACCAAGTATTACGGTTAATGTAAAACCTGATGAGTGGTTTGAGGTAGGTGCATTTGTTCACAAGCATTTTGATGAGATGTCTGGTGTATCTTTCTTGCCTTATAGTGAACACACTTATCAACAAGCACCTTATCAAGAGGTAGGTATGAACGACTATAAAACTTTATTAAGTTTAATGCCAAAGTCTATTGACTGGTCTAAACTTTCAAGCTATGAAGAGGAGGATACAACGAAGTCTAGTCAGACACTAGCATGTACTGGCGACGTTTGTGAAGTAGTAGATATAGGAGCATAAAATGTCAGACTACAGCCCAGTAAATAAACCTGTACACTACACAATTGGTGATGGTATTGAATGTATTGATTATATAAAGCAAACGCTAGGGTTGGAGGGTTTCAAAGCCTTCTGCCATGGCAATGTAATCAAGTATCAACACCGACACACTTACAAAGGAAACCCAGTAGAGGATATGGAGAAAGCACAATGGTATCTAGAAAAAATGATAGACACAATGAAAGAAATCAAAAAATGACTCCATGTGAACAAGGTGAACTAAGCTTTAAAAGAGGCGAACTAATTAATCCCTATCATAATAAATATAAGTTCTGGCAACACAGGGATTGGCAATTAGGTTTTAATAGGGCCTACTTTAAGAACCTAGAGAAAGTAAAGCAGAATGAAAAAATTAACAAAATTAGAGCAGGAGGCTAAGGCTTATCAAGAACTACAGAAGAAAACTTCATCGCAAAAAGCAGCAGTAACTTTAAATGCACGTAGGTATTTTGCTGGTCAAGCGATGGTGGTTCTTATGGGTAATGTTGGTATGAGTATGTCAGAGATAAGAAAAGAAGCATACAAGTGGGCAGACTATATGTTAGAGAATAACTAGTTTCCCCTAAGTATTTTATTATCTTTAATCTCATCTACCGTTTTTTTAACATCAAAGTATTCTCTGAGGAGTATTAGTTGACCTCTGTTTAAGTCACCTAAATCCTCAGAGAGTTCTAATTCTTCTCTAGCTTTATCTATCTCAGACCTACTATGTTTTCTAGTTAAATCATATTGTAAGTCTACTACTGACCCATGGACAGGATGAGAGTCACTATATTGTAATACTATAATTTCTCTTGCAGCCTCTTTAGCATCATTTTTTTCTTTGTCCCATATAGATCTTTGTCTTTCTATTGATGCGTTTCTAAACCCTTCGTTATCCATAAGTGCTTTAGACTTTGCCTCTATCACAGAGAATAAAATTCTATTATATTCATTAGCAGCTCTAGGTGCTTGCTCTCTTATCTTTCGTTCTGCATTTAATTCAAAATTACTATAACCAAGCATGTTTAAAAGAGCAGATGTGTCTGTTAACTCAACTGGTCTAATACCAAATACTTTTGTCGCTGGCGGTATAATTGTACCCACTGCAGCAGACTGCAACTCTGGACGCTCACCCACAAAGATAGGCATGATGTTATCAAAATAACGAAAGGCATCATTTACAAATTTATTGCCTTGTTCTCTATCTATTGTTTTTTGTTGACCCCCTTGAACAACACCAGCCACAATATTAAGTGGTTCTAAAAATCTTGTACCTGCATTTATAGGTTGAGTAATAATACCCCTACTAACTTTTATTGCAGATCTTTGAACGTCTTCTAACTCTAATCTAAAGGCATGATATAATAACTCTGCCATATCTTTCTGAGATCTATCTAAGTTTCTAAGTAAACCTCCTAAAGTAAAGTCTCTAGATATTTGAGATAACATATCTTCTGTTGGTGTTTCTCCTGCATTAAGCATAGATATAACACGAGCAACAGCTTTAAATAAAGATAAAGGATAGTCAAACTGTTGATTAATTATTGTACCACCTGGAGTTCTAGTTTCATACAAACCCAAACCCTGTCTTCTTTTTTCATCCTCATCCTGTGATAAATAAGCCACAAAACCAACAGCCACAGTAGCTTTTGCTGATAATTCTTTATAAGTTTTATCTTTATAAAACCCCATTAATTTACCAAAGAGACCTATAGGACTGGCTTGAAAAGCAAAATCAACAGTGTTGTTAAAAAATCTACCAAAAGGAATCATTAAACCTATACCAGGTATATTTCTAGCATCCTCAATAGCACCAGCTATCTGACCTAAAGCACCTTTACCTTTATAAGACTTTGAAAAAATAGTTTCTAAAGTTCTCTCTACAGCTAATGCTTCTATTCTAGAATACTCTTTAGTTTGCATAAGTTTGCTTGCATTAGGGTCAGTATAAAATTCATCCCAACCTTTATTAAATTGTAGTCTTAATGCTTTATCCATTTGAGATACAAATTCTACAGACTTAGTAAATCTATCCTGTGCTTTAACTAAACTAAGCATTTGTATCATATCAACAACTTGTTCTGATTTAAGGTCTAACATACGTGCAGTAGATGAAAACTCTCCATCAGTTATAAGTTTAGTTGCATTCTCTACACCTCCAGGGAGTGTGCTATCTAGTGCCTCCATAGCTTTTGCATTTCTAGATAACATGGTTTCAAAATGTGCTCTGGTCATGCTAGGATCAAGTATTGTCCTACCCTTAAACAAAGTACTAGCCATGATCTGCTTTGCTATCCTTAAATCGTTGTCTCCTCTATTACCCATAAAGGCTAACTTCTGCAACCCACCTTTACCTAAATATACAGTTGCTAAGGCTATATCAGATACAGTGTTAAGAGATGTATGAGCACCCCAACCAATAACATTCAATGCACTTGTAGATGGATTAGAAACTAATAATCTAATAGTTTTATTCTGTGCATTTACTATTGCATCTGGGGTTAACTCTAAAAACTTTTCAAACCCACTCATCTCTGGATTATCAGTTTCTCTTTTTATTGTTTTAAAAGGTAGATCAGCCTCAGTAGCAATAAAAGTTTCTACATCTAAATCTTCTATAGATAAAGAGTTTCTATCTGCCACTTGTTTAAGAGCATTTAGATTTCTAGCAGACTGACTTATCTTATTTGCAAATGTATCTGCTAGTTTTTCTGGGGTCATCTTCTTAGCAGAGATTTGTCTTAACTTATTGCCAGTGGCTTTACGAAAAGCATCTACAAATTCATCCACATCTTTCTGCTCTGATGTTGCAATAATTTCTGCTACCCAATTACCTACATTCTCGTCTGATTCTTCTATCCAATAAACATTATTTCTAGCTGCCTTTTGTGATATCCCCTCAAACAATACCTCTTCACCATCCTCTGAGTGTCTACCTAAAAGCAACTCTATAAAAAAATCAGAATCAAGATCAGAAAGTTCTTGCCCATCTGCAACCCTAGCTTCCCATTTTTTAGTAATAGGTATCTGCATCTCCCCATATTTTATAAGATCCTGTGTTAAATCTTTTAGTACATCCTTTCTATTTTCTACACCCCCTGTTACTAATGGTGAAGCCTGAGGTCCAATTTCTCCTCTAGCCATAACTCTACCAGCTTGTATTCCACCCATAATAACAGAACCAAGGGCAGCAATACCTAGTTGCATAGTGCTAAATTCTTCCTGAACACCTGTTCTTATTAAGCCATTTTGATATAATGCATCTGTACCTGCAGCAGCTATTGCATCTATACTAGCAACTGTGGCTATCTCCGCTACAGCACCCTTTTGAATTAGTCTTTTAAAACCTCTGGTATTTTTTAACTCTGATGCAAACCTAGCAGCGTTTCTTTGCGTTTCTTTACCTGCTTCTCTTATGGCTTTTTTAAATGCTTCAGCACCTTTTTTCTTTACAGTTTTAGCACTTGCACCTGTGCCTGCGGTCTTTTTCATTGCCTCCATAGCTGCTTTTTGACCAACATTAGAAGCAACTCTAACAGATCCACCACCAACAACTTTACCTAATATACCACCAACAGCATTTACAGGGTCTAATAAAAAGGTACGTATATAATCTAAACTACCTTCTACCTTTTCTCCAACAGTAAGTTCTTTGCTAAACAATCCTGCCATATCTTCGTAAAGTTTGTAGGCTTTACCTGCCGTAGCCATTTTTACTGGGTCATCTTGTATTCTATTTAAAAATCTTGTCTCCTCAAAATTACGAACACTGTTACCTCCACTAACTCCTCTCCTATTATTTAAGAACGCATCCACAAGATTTTCTTTAGATTGTTTTTCTACATATCTTTTACCATAACGATCTATCATATATGCTTCTACAACAGAGAACATATTATCATCCTCTGACATATCATTCTCAGAGTAAGTGCCAGCCTCAGGCAACCCTATCTCATTAATTTCCCTAGTTTTAGTTTCAGTATCTGTTTCATGAAACTTTAGAAAAAAATCTCTAGGTACTACATCTTGAGTTTGTTTGTTATGAAACTTTAGAAAAAAATCTTCGGGTACTACGTTTTGTGTCATTATCTACCTATAAATAACTATCTGCTTTTCCTGGACCATATGTTAAATCAAAAATTCGTTTTTTCTCAGGACTTGGATCTGCTCTTAATTCGTCTATAGATTCTTGAATAGGTGTTGGATAGACGTAGCCTTGGAGTATTGTTTTTCCAATACTAGTTTCTTGAAAACCTTTTAATGCAGGGTTGGCTTTTATCAACGCCTCAAGTTCTGCAGGGCTACCAAAAGAACTATTTCTACCTGATGGTGTATAATTAAATAATTGTATAAGACCTTTTTGTTTTATAGATGGTTCCTTACTAAAAACATCGTCTAATATACCATTAAGTTTAGTGTCGTCGGGGTTGTTAATTTGATACATAAGAGCAGGATTAACAATACTATCTATTACTATTTTTACCATTGCTTCTTCTTTGGCACTGACTTTTACTGGATCTAATCTAGTTCCTGGTTTTATATCAATAAACACATTACGACCAGGTGTAGTTACAATGTTATTTAACTTAGAAGCCATGTCAATAAAGTTTTGTTTTCCTTCTTCTCCAACATAAGATTGACTTGTTATCTGTCCAATAATATCTATCTGTTGATCAACAGGTGCATTAGATGTAACTATATCTATCATAAGGGGGAGATCGAGCAGTTTAACAGAGTTGTTATACTCGGTCTCTTGTTCTTCTATAAAATCAAATACCTCTTTTACAGCAAAAGGATCTGTTTTTAATTTATCAAAAAAGTTTTTTTGTGTATCATCAACGAATGTTATATCTTCCAGTCTCTTTTCTAACTTTATAACAGCTTCTGCTGCCTCTCTGTAAGGCTCGCTACTTCTAAATTTTGCTCTATCTCTATTTCTGGTTAAACCAAGTTCTAACAAAGTGTTTTCACGAGCAAGAGCTATCTCCTCTTCTCTTTCTTTGTCTGCCCTATCTTCTAATCTTTTTCTTTGATATGCATCATTAAGACCAGCCCATGAAAATTTCATCATACTCTCCTAGACATCAGCCCTTGTGGGGTGAGGGGCATATCCTCAGTCTCCACCATTGGCTCTTCTTTTTCTTCAGGCTGCATTTCCATAGGTTCATCTATGGGCATACCTTGTTCTTTCTTCATTTGTTGTAGGATATCATTAGCACGTTTTGCATCTCTGGTATATTCAATACCATCATCTTGAGCCTTATCAAAACCCTCTTCAAATTCTACATCAGCTTCTAGTGCAAGACCTCTAATATATTCATGTAATACTGGCGCAATAATTAGACTAACATCTAAGCTATGTCTGCCACCCATTACGGCACTACGCAATATACCTTCAACAAGAGACACAAGATCAAGACCTTCTTCTAAAAAATGAAAAGCATCTCTTAATGCTTCTGGTCTAGTAATGTTATCTATGTGCATATCCAGTGCTTCAAGAGGACTCGCAATATCAGGAGGTCTCTCAAAGCGCATGTTTTTAGGTTCTTTAGTTAATGATTGACCTGGAATAGGTGCAGCTAATACTATACTCATTCTTCATCTTCTCTCATAAAATAGTCTAATGATACTTTACCACCCTCTAGTTGTATCATAATTTTTTGCAAATCATTTATTAAGTTTTCAGGAACTTTTTGATCAGGATCAATTCCTATTGTATTAGATACAGTTTTTAAATACTTAGTTGTTTCATTTTCGCTAGGTGGTGCATACTTGTTAATAAACTCTCTTAATGTTTGTCCACGGGTTTGAGTATCTAATACTATTTGTTTACGCATTGCTAACATACCAGCCTCTGCTGTTTTAAATCTAGCAAAACCTCCCTCACCTTTTTCTGCACCATCCTGACCTGCAAATCTAAGATTGCCTGGATTATTATTTCTTATAGTCAACGGTTGCTTACCCTTTTCACCCTTAACAAATATTTGATCGCCTGCCTCTGCTGTTGGTGACAAATCTGTTATTTCTTCTTTTAGTTGCCTATTCTTTGATTTTGCATTTGCAATAGCACTTGTTTGACGAACAATAGTAGCTGAACGAGAAGAAAACTCTGCCATTAATTCTTCAACTGGGTCACTAACCCCTAAAGGAGATGTTGTATCAACTCTATTACGCCTCATGAAATAAGGTCTATCTGTTTTTCTAACAGCCTTTGTTGTTCTAGCATCCTCTTCAGCTAGTTGGCTTCTTATCTCTTCCAAAGATTTTTTAGTATATAGTGCCATTATTTCACCTAATCAAAAATATCAAACAGAAAACTAAACAAGAAATCATTTTGAGCACGATCTTCACCTGCTGCTATTCTTTCCCTTAAACTTTCTAGGTCTTGTAAACCAAGAAGTATCTGCATACCACGATCTCTAGAGTTTTCTATTGACTCTACATTGTACTGCATTAGATCTCTTTCTCTTTGCCAGATGTGATCTAAGTTATTTTCTGTCAATTCATTAATTGTCTTAGCAAAGTCCATGTTGCTTTCATTTTGTACAGCAGTATTTAAAGTTGCTATATTCTGTCTCCACTGTGCATTAGCTTGTGCCACTACTAAACCATTATTAGCGTTAAACTGATCTCTTTGATTTTGTAAATTAGAATTAAATTGTCTAATACCATTTACTGCATTTACATTAAATTGATTTGTAGCATTAACTTGTGTTGCATTAAATTGTGAGGTCTGTGATGCTAGTGATGCAAAGAATTGATTAGTCTGGTTTTCACTGGTAGCATTAAATTGTGATGCAGCATTAGTAGCAGCCTGATCAGTAAACAACGCTTGTATGTTTTGTTGTGCTCTAAATATCTCAGTCTGTTGTGCATTAGTCAGGTTAGCCATGTCCATTTGTAAGAAACTTTGAGCATTCTGTACCGCAGCCTGTTGTCTATTATTTAAATTAGCCGTATCCATAGCAGCAAGAGTAGCAGCGTTTTGTAATACAGCAGCCTGTCTATTACTTAAATTAGCTAAACCTACAGTTTTCATAAGTTCAGAGTTATGTAATTGTTCTTGTTGTTCTGCAGTAAAGTTTATATTAGCTGCCTCTGCAAATCTAGCTGCATTTTGTATAGCTGCTTGCTGTTGATTATCTATTTGTTTACCTTGCAATGCTGCAGCAAGTTGTGCATTAGATACATAAGCCTGTTGCTTATTAGATAAATTTGACAGCTCAATCTGTAGGTTGTTTGCATTATTAGTTAAAGCAGTCTGTTGCCTGTTGTTTAAGTTCATGTTAGAAACTTCAGCGTATCTAGCTGCTGTAACTAAGTTGGCTTGTTGTTGATTGCTAAGGTTTTGACCCTGTAGTGCAGACTTTATCTGTGCATTAGCTAAGAATGTTTGTTGCATGTTAGACAAGTCTTGTGTTTGTAGAGCAAAAGCATTTGTGCTATTCTGCAGTGCTGCCTGTTGTTCGTTAGACAAGTTCTGTAGAGCAAGTCCTTGTTGTGCAGCAGCATTAGTCAGAGCAACCTGTTGTCTCCTGTTAAGGTTACTCATGTTCATCTGATTAAATGTTTGAGCATCCTGTTGTGCAATAGGTAATGCAGACTCCATAGCAGCCTGTAAGATAGCTGCACCTGCCATAGAGCTACCACCCAGTCCTCTTGCAGCCATAGCAGCATTAGCGGCTCTCATAGCACCTGCAGCCCAAGCTGGTGTACCATCATCAAACTGACTCATCAGGTTTTCTAACTGACCTTGCACAGTTCCTAGAGCACCTACCTCACCCTGTATAGCTTTAGCTAGTGTACCATTATCAACACTAAAGGTATCTAACTTTGCAGCATATGCTGTAGCCTCTTCTCTAAGTAAACCACCAGACTGTGCTACCTTAGCTTGAGCCATATTAGACTCTGCTATAGTTGCAGCTTCTGGCAATTCATTTACAGACACTGTTGCTTGTTGAGCTATAGCAGGATCAATACCAGAGGACTGCGCTATCTTAACTGCTGGTGCTACCTCATCTTGACCTGCTGCATTTACAAGTTGACTAGGGGTAACATTCATCTCACCCATATTAACCCTATTAATAAAGTTAGAGTCAAACTGTGCTGCATCAGCCATAGCTGCATCAGATACAGTGCCTTGTGCTGCATCTACCTGAGCACCCTCACTTACTGTCCCTGTAGCTGCAGTTGTTCTAGCAGTTTCATCTCGCACTGCTCCAGCAGCAGTAGTAGCACCGTAAGTAGCTGTATCTGCTACACCAGGAGTCATTGCTGTTTCTACTGTCTCAACAGTTGCTGCACTTGCATAGGGAGCTGTAGCACTAACCTGACCAGTAGATGGATCTAAAAACTGACTTTGATCTTCTTCTATGTAAGATACAGGAGCTTGTCCAGGTTGCATAGTTTGAGTCACTGCATCACCAAACATAGGTATTATATCATCTTTATAACTTATTGTTTCAAAACCAGTTACTGGATCTATGTTTCCTTCACCTGATAGATCACTAGATGCTCCACCCTCTTGATAGCCACCAATTACTCCACCCCTATTTAGAGTATTTTGCCCAGACATTTTTCTTACCAAGTCTAATAAAAAATCATTAGGAGTTGTAAGTTTTACCCCAGCGAAATAACTACCCCCTGGAATATTAACTCTACCAGTGTCTTCTTCTATAAAGTTTGCTTCTAAAGAATATGTTGCATTACCTGAAGTATAAGATACAGGAAGTTTTTTATCTCTAAGGGCTTTTAAAAATACTTTAGATCCTTCAAGCACAGAGTTACTAGTTAGTAATTCGTTATTACGTACCTCATAGCTTTGTCCTGTATCTTGTAAATCTTTTGCAATGTCCCTTGTCATAGGATCTTTAAAACTAAGTCTACTGGTTCTTTTATTACCGATCCCTATTTGTTCACCCTGAGAGTTAAAGTAAGATATAGAAACACCTTTATCTTTATCAGAAAACTGCATGGCTTTAGGTTGAGAGGTTTGTCGTGTTTGTTGTTGTGTCGTAGCTACTCTAGGTGGTGTGCTTCTGTCATTGTCCCTTTGTCTAGGCGCAGGAGCACCCATAGATCTTTGAGTGGTAGCCTGTGGTGCAGGACTAGACACTCTAGGTTGTTGTGTTCTACCCCTCTCTATACCTGCTGCAGGTTGTGATCTAGGGGCAGGACTAGCTGCAGGTGCTCCTCTACCTCTCTCTGCAGGTCCACCAGTATAACCACCATAAGACATACCAGTTACAGCTTTTTGATATTCACCCATACGTGCTGCTGCTCCAGGATTAGACTTGTAAAAACTATCAAGAGCAGGTCTAGACTTCTCGCCAGTGTACCCAAGAAATTTATTAGCTAAATTATGCTCTGACTCTAGTGGCATAACAGCACCACCCTCAGACATAGATCTAACATACCCAGGTGGTACATAAGTAATAGGTTTACCATTTCTTAGTGTAACTGGTATCATCTGTCCTCTTTGGTTCCTATACATTACAGTTTCTATACCACTATCTCTGGCTTCAAACTGTGTCCCTTCATAAACAGATCCCGGTTGATATCCACCACCAAATGTAGGCACAGAACTCAAACCAGCAGTAGATACTGGTCTAGCGACTGTAGCACTTACTGGGGTATAGTCTGTGGTTGGTGGGGGTGGGGCAGCAGTAGTAAGTCCTGTGTCAGTTGTAGTAGGTGCTGTTTCTACTGGTGTGGTGGTAGTTGGTGTTGGATCATAACCAGTTGTAACTGGCTGGCTAAATACCTCTTCTGTTTGAGTTTGAGTTGTCTCTGGCACTGTAGCCTCTGGAGCAGGTGTAGTGTCAGCATAAGTAACTACTTCTTCTGGTGCAGGGTCTACCACAGTGTCAACTGTTTGATCTTGTTGACCACTACCTATCTGTATCCCAGCAAATGGTGAAGTTGCACCTGTATCAGACACATCCTCCCTTCCAACAACCTGCATATCTGTAGTTGTTTCTTGTTGATCGCCAAGATTTAACTGTGTATCTCTGTAATCAAATATAGCCTGTTGGTCAAACCCAGAGGTTACTGCATTTTCATTTAGGAAAGCATTTGAGAAACCAGTCTGTTCATAAGAAGAGTCTAGCGTAGGGTTGTCAACTGTAAATGTTCTACCATCATCCAGTAAGAATGTTTTAGGGTCAGATCTGTAACCTGCTTCTTCCATCAAAGCAGAGTTAGCATGAATTGCATTATATACTCTTTGAAGTTCTGGCCCTTCTACTCTAGCTTGTCCACTAGCAATTTTTATATCTACTACATCCTGTGCACTTATCTGACCATCACCATCTAAGTCATATAAAGCTAACTCTTGAGGAGTTGCATCTTGTGCCTTAGAAAAATCAAAACTAGATTTTCCTGTTCTTGCACCAACAGTATAAAATTTTTGTTCAAAGTCTGAAGCAAATTTAGCTAGGTTAAAACTAGCATCCCCCATTCTGTTTCTATCGTCACCACCTAAAAATACATCAGTCCTGTCTGGCATTGGCCCTAAGTCTGGAAGACCATCATCTACTGGTGTATCATCTGCTGGAGGTGGTGCTTCCTCAACAGGTTGATCACTAGGGATAGTTGCACCTATCTCTCTAGCGTGTCTTTCAGCATCTGATCTATTTTGAAACGTAGAGTCACCAACTTTGTAATAGGTAGTAAACCCCTCAGAAGTTGGACCAGTTATTTCTTGAAAGATTGGGTTTGCCATTATCTAGTTCCTATCCATACAAAACCGAACAAAAGGCCAACGGAAATAATAAAGAGTAAAATACCTGTAGCCCATTCGATGATTGTTTGTTTGATTTCCATTTGTCTGTATTCATGTTCTCTCTTTTGCTTTCTAAGTTTTGCTTCTATTTCTAATATCTCTTGCCATTTAGATGGTCCATATACTACAGATATAAAGTCTTTTAACTCTGCTCTCATGGATGCAGCCTTTTGTTTTGCTGCAAAAAT